TCCCGTTTCTGGAGCAGTGGACAATAAAGTCTGTTACATTTGGCGCTTCAATTTCGCGAATATTGGTTGAATTACCTCTCACAAGGTAGGTATCAGTAAGGGTAAAGAATGTTGTATAAATATCACCTGCTGGAAAGATAAGCGCCCCAGTAGCCGCAGCTGATAAAATATACGCTTTATTATCAAACGTACTCCCGGCGTTCGGCACAACACCAAATTCAGTAGCATCACCCGGACCCGTGATACGTTTCCACGCATACGTAGAGCCAACCGCAATAGTGCCACCATCGTCCGTTAAGCCAGTTTTTTCGACGCACTGAAATACGCCAGCACCATAACCCTGATGCTCTGTATGCCAGCCTGTGAGTAGGGCGTAATCGCCTATCTCATTTGAATTATCATCACGCATTTCCTGGAATGATTTGAATTTTAATTCTAGCTTGTTCAATGTGTCATATACGTTACTGTCTTTATACCCTACTTTTTTAGATCCATCCGGCTCAGCCAGTTCTTGTCGGAGCTGATCTGGGTCATACTTCAATACGTTAGCAATATAATCAACCTGAAAACCATAGGCATCATAGATAGCCATGCTATGACCCTGAACGGTGACAATTTTCACCAGTTGACCGTTGTATACGATTTTACCGGCTGAGTTGATAATTAGCGGCTGAGCAATCTGGACGTGAGATCCATCCTCATTTTCAATGTATACGGGTATCTGATTAGCAGGATTAACCGGATCGGTATCTATCTTACCAATGTAAATTTTCCCATTAGCAACAGCTTTAAACGAACGGGATTCAGTGAAGATTGGACGAGGGTTAGAAACAACTACGTTGGCAGTGATATCTGTCATTTAATGTGCTCCAGATGCAATGAATCGCCGCAGCGTGGCCACGGTGAATTTTGGGCATAAAAACCCAGCCAGTGCTGGGTCGTTGCGTTGGTTATCTGTCAGTAGCGATATAATGAAGGAGGTAATTCTTTATTCTTCAACATTATCCATGCGGAAATACCGTTCTATCACCTACAACTTGCTTTGCTCCCCCTTGCGCTTACCTCATGGTATCCTGCACAAAACTAAGGAGGTTGGCGTGTTAGAAATAATAGTATTAGTTCTTGGTATAGCCTGTTGCGCACTCTATGCAGAGTTAGTTGCCCTCAAGAAAAAGGTTCAGGCATTAGATCACCCATATGAAATTGATGCAAAAATTGAACGATTAACGGAAGAGAATACACACTTAAAAAATTCCATAAGGACACTAACTGATGACAACTACAAACTGTCCAATGCACTGGCTAAGTGGGAAATAGTAAGTTATGAAAGAATGACGGACATGATTTTTTCGTCTTATATGGCTACAAAATCTCCTGAAACATCAGGAAAAGGAATAATTGCAGCTATTGAAAAGAGAATTAAATAGCCATCCATGGCGTTTAATCACTGCTGTGTTGCCTGGTTAGCCAGTAGCGGCCTTACAGCCGTAGCAGCCTGACTCAACGCTCTTTCATAGGCTGGCGTTCCTGCCTTAGTATTCGCCAGACGTAAGAGCGCATTCCTTGCCATAGGGCTTTCATAAACCCTAGACATAAGGCCAATTCCTGTTTCACCGGCCAAGAGAGCGCCACCAGTTTTTAGATTACCAATAACCCTTACTAAAGGCGCAAGTGTCATACCAGTTTTTGTCACAACATTGGCCTCAGATGCTCTTTTGGTAGCTTCGAGAATAGATAGCATCCCCTCTATCTCTTTTCCGTGCTTCCCGCCAAATACAGTTTTAAACACTTGACCATTTGCTTGTTTTTGCAGCTTGCCAAGCTCGGTCATCATTTTCTGAGGGCTGTCACCTACCTTGTCAGCTATTTTGCTGATATATGCAGCCCTTAGCATGTCTTTGCCTTTTTGATCGAGTTTCCCGTACAATCGAGCTATATCTGACCCATATTGCCCATAAACAATGGTATTTACAGTCTCTGGTGTTAAATCGCCTTTGTTTAGAACGTTTTTAAGTCGCGTCTGAGTTGCATGCGTTGCCATTTTTGCATAATCAGCTTTTCCTGCTCTCCATGCTGAAGCATCTTTTGGGCTAATTCCTTTCGCTATAGATTTACTAAGGCTATTGGTTAGCGAGTTATAGACCCTGTCTACCATTGTTTGCGACATTGATGGCAGAACTGTGCGATCGCCTTTTACGTCAATGCGGAACTGAGTTCTTAGCTTATCAAGTAACTCAAAGGCATCATCGCCACTGGATATCTCCTGAATGGCATTCTTGTAATCATTAAGAGCAGAAATGGTCTGGGTATCAGAAACACCTTTAAGTTTTCCAAGTTCGTTTACTGCGCCGTCGATAGCTCTTATGGCACCACTTGTATCAACTGTCTTACCAACCATTCTACCTGACAGGTCGTTTAGCTTTGACTTGGCTAACGATTTTTCCCTTGCAACACCTGACTTTAGGCTATCAACTACTACCGATGGATCATAGTCGCCGTATTTTTCGGTGAAACGATTAACAAGCTTGGATCTGGCATCCTGCTGAGCAGCTCTCATTGGTCCAGTTCCAGCGATGACCCCCTCTGAGTAATCCTGCAGTTGATTGCCGAGCTTTGTTTTTGGAGGGACTACATCCGATGTCATAACTGGTACATCTGCCGCAGCGGCACGCTTGAGCAATTGCTGATCTGCAGGAGATATATCACCTCGCAGCGCTGTCACTCCTCTTCCTATCCCTTTTGCAACAGCCGATAAAGCCCCTTGTGCCCCAAGGTTGATGGCGGCATTCTTTGCAACATTGCCAGCAAAATCACCTTGCTGATTAGCGGCCTCAGCGATTGACCCGATAGCCATATTACCCGCCACTCCAACCCCAGGGACAAGATACCCACCAATAGCCTCCCCTGCCTGAGCATATGGATCGGTCGGTCGGTCAACGGGGCGATACACGTCATCCAGCACTTTCGGGCCGCCTAACCCCTGACTAATTGCGTTAATGAGGCTCGCCCCACCCTGCAATACATCAAAAGGTATGTTTACCAGCCCGCGTCCAGCCTGCTCGGCGATTTGTCCTGCGCCCTGCCCGCCAGTCAGGAAATCACCGGCACGCTGCATTAATGATGGTTCTGTCTGCTGTTCTGCTGGTTGTGTTTCTACTGCCGATGCCTGCCCAGAAAAATACTCATCAATGGCGGCACCAATATCCTCAGTGCTTGTACCATCAGGAAAGGTGAATGTCTTACCGTTTGCAGTTACTTTCATCATTCCACCGTGAATTGAATGCCGGATTTAGACGTGTAGCTTCCTCCGACTGATTGCTGAGTCGCTGGCTGCTGCCTTGATGATTTCTGCCCACCATTACCAACATCAACGTTGTACTGCTGGTTATAATTGTTGGTGTATTCCTGTATCTCACGAATAGACTGCTGCATAGCCTCCGGGCTTGAGTAGTCAACTTGCGGCATCCCCTGAAAATACATCTTCGCTTCTGCAATGGTGTTGATACCGCTAGCGCCCATATCTCTTGCTGCTGCCACGCCCTGATTCTGCATTCTTCCCTGAATACGTTGTGCGGAGTTATATAACTGGCGTTGCTCTTTGCCTGTGAGTCGGCTGCTAACATCTGCACCAATTGCCGGATTTCCTGCTCCGCCAGTCATGCCAGTCATGAAATCGAGAGCAGAAGCATCTGCATTTGCGATTGCGTCAATGTCTTTCTTCATCGCGTAGTTCTGTGCACTTGCCGCAGACGTTGGAGGTGCAGCAATAGCACTTGCCGGTACGCGAACCATATTGCCGTTATCGTCAATGCCTTCGTAAAATGCATTCGCCCCTGCGCCGTGAAGTTTTCCGTCAATGTTGACTGTTCTACCATCTGCAAGCTGAACGACCCGATTCCCCTCAACTCCTGATATCGTTCTGGCGTTTGCCCTTTGCATTGCCAAATCCTGACCGCGGCGGGCTGTAGAGGCTGACATGTCTTGTCCGCGCATAGTAATATTTTGCCCGCGAGCCTGAAGTCCTTCCCCTGCTTTATTGCTGCGGATTGTTTCAGCAAGTCGACCTCGATCAATCTCGCGACCTGTCAACTTGTCCTGAATATCAAAATACTTTTCTGGTCCTACCGCGTGCATTCCAATAAGGTCTGTTAACTGCGTGAAGCCTTCAGGGCTTTGTTGATATGTCTGCCACGCCTGTTCAGGAGATACGCCAATTTGCTGCAGCGTATTCTGGTGAGTGGCAAGCTCTCGCATCACCGCTTCAGGCCCCTGAGCGGCGGCAATATTCAATCGTGCAGACATATCGCCCATCGCCTGATTTCTGTCAGCATCAACAAAGCCCATGCCCTGACGAATTGTTTCAATCTGGTCTGGATTGGTGGCTGCAAGTTGACGCAAGGCGTCCCGATCACCTGCCGCATAAGCCTGACCGAAAGCTTTTTGAAAGTCAGAAAGCCTCTGAGCAGCCTCATTCTGCTGTATTGCCTGGCCAACTGCGCCAAGCCCCTGAGCAAGTTGAACGCCTACATTTGGACGCTGGCTAAAGTCGTAGCTTGATAGTGATGGCTGCCCGGGAGCGTTTTGGTTTGCCACCTGCATTGATGGCAGACCAGCGAGTTGAAATGTAGCCACGATAACTCCTTAGAAGAGAGAGCCAAGCAATCCGATACCAGCACCGATACCAGCGCCCCATGGCGTGGAAGTACCTAACAGGCTTGCAATACCAGCACCGGCAAGTGCACCGCTCGTACCGCCGCTAATGGCGCTACCAAGCGTGGATTGTCCAGAGCCCTGAGAGCGGATAGCCGCCATCTGCTGTGCGAGATTTCCGGCGTTGTTGGCGTAGTTCTGACCTGCAGATGCCTGACCGGCTGCCGCAGACTGACCGACATTTAACAGGTTGCCGTAATTCTGCATCTGGCCGGAAAGCCAGTTTTGCCCAAGCGTTGGCGCTATTGCAGCCAGTGAATTTGTTGTTGCGGTAGAGCCTAATCCACCTGTAGCCTCAGCTGAATTTAGCGCCTGATATCTTAATTGGTCTGCCTGATTCTTGAATTGATTTGACCCGTAGTAATCATTCAGCGCATTACCCTGCCCTTCCAGCGTAGATAATTGCTGGATTTGCTGGAGAGCTGGCAATCCGGCTGCCGCGTATGGTGCAAGCTGCTCCATGACACGGTTAAACTGTTCGTTCTGAAGGTCTGCCGCATATTTTGTTGCCTGCGCCGCCTCCTTCTGACCGCTGCTGGATGAACCGCCCTTACCACCTTTTTCAGGCCAAAGAGGTTCCTCACCGCGCAGTTTCCTGCCCAGTGCAAAAATATTGCTCATGGTTAGCTCCTGGAGTGTTTCTGGAGGAAGTCGATTAGTTCTTCGCGGGTTGCTGAATAGAAAGTGACGTCGTCTACGCCTTTGAAATACTTCTTAATGGTTCCCACGCGGTTAAGTCCGATCATCGCGCAGTAAATCTGGCCGTGACGGAACTTACGCGCCGCATAGGAAATCACGCAGGCAAAGTTGGTCGTAGTAATGATGTGTCGCCAGAATGCCAGGCCGATATCTTTACTGAATCCTCTGGCATGCGGCAAATACATCGCGTGACAGTCGAATGTTAACGGCTGCGTTTCGTGGTAATAGACGATGCCTCCGAACTCACCATGTACGTGGACTTCGAAATATTTCGTGTCAGGTTTGTAGTCGTATCCGTCACCGTTGTTGCTCCCTGCGATGATGTCGGGATGGTTGCCGACAGTTTCTATCAGGTCGATGTTTCGGGTGGGAGTGAATGTAATCATCAGTTGATTAATCCATGAGTTCGTATTGCATCTTCGAGAGCTTTGATACGCTGTCGCGCCTGCTGCAATCCGGTAGCCAGAGCTGATACCTCAGACTGCGTATATGTGGCACTGACCGTGTAAGTCTGGTTAGCGTTGAATGCACCGAGAAGCGCAGCGCCTGTTGCTGCTGTCCATCCGGTCTGTCGAGCACCGATAACTTTAGTGCCGCCAACTGAATAGGACGTTGTCACGTTGAGAGGTGACGCCAGCGATTGAGAAGCAGTTGCTGACTTCGATACGTAATCAGCCTGCAATGAAGAAATAGTGCTTTCAGCAGCCGTAACCCTACCATCAAGAGCACTGACATCAGCCTGCAAGGTGACTATTTTGCCTTCAGCCGTGGTTAGTCTGACATCCAGTACCGCAATTGCATTGGCATTTGCAGTAATACGTATTTCATGGTCGTCTACGTCAATGCGTAACTGTTGAATTCTCTCTTCGTGGTCTGCAAGCTCAACATCCTGCTCATCGTTCTTTACCTGCGCGTCATAGGCGCCTTGCCCTGCTTCGTTTGCCTTTCCCGCAATAGCGCCAACGTCAGTCCCCTGCGCGATTACGTAGAGCAGATAGGACCGGCTGAAGATGTTGCGTGGGAGGATTGAGGCATCAAGACGAGTAGCCTGAATGATGACGGGATTATTAAGTGACGGGTCTGCCATATTTTACTCCAGACGAATTTGACACCCGGATAGTGTTACTGGTGATTTGGTGATTACCCGCAGTTTGAATCCGATTAATCGACGAATACGACCTACACGCTTCCATAAAACTCTCTTGTCGTACACAAACGGCTCATTCTGCTCAATCATCTGTTCGCGACCGTAATTGATTCCGTCTGTGGTTGCAGACAGGAACAGGCGGTCAGCGTATTGAGCAACACCAGTGGATGATTCAACTTCGAGGTCGAAGCATCTGGCGTTATCTGCCTTGAAGAGGGGCGTAAACAACAGGTGTTCTTGCTGCTTGTCGTACTGACTACTGATGTCGAATTGCAACTGCCCCGTCACCGCTTCTGATTTATCGCCGCACGTTATCTGGTTGCCTTCATACATGAAGTCGACAGCACGATATACATCATCGTAAAGCCCTGTTTTCAGCACACACCATTGCGGTCCGTTCTGACTTGACGATGCGTCGTAAACCAGAACATGACGAGGGAGATGAATAATCAGAAGCTCATGAGAATCGAAGCGCAAAGTCTCCATTACACCAGTCGCCAGTTCTTCAGCTGTGTATGAGCGGATAATCTTCTCAATACTGGCCGTCGCAATTGGTGAAGCTTGCCCTGACCCGATGATGTAGACGGAAGGTGCGCCAGTAGCCGGATGACTGATGAATGCATATGAGTCAGCGAATGGCGTTTTACAGTATGTTCCGGCAATGCCCTTCTGTACCATCAACGATGGCTGTGCGACATACAACGCAGCGCCAGCGGTGGTTGCGCCTGTCAGGGAGAAATACTCTATCGTTGACGAACCAAAGCAGACGATGAAGTCTCTCCATGTTCCGATGCCGATGATGCCGTCAGGCTGCGACTCTGCGCGATATTGTGCGCTGTAGCGGTCAGGATGCGACTCATCTTCGAGGTCAGTGATAAACCATGAATCGGTTCCGTCTTTTGACCATGCGTAACGCCCACGTAAGCGCGTAATGTCACGGACTGAACCTAACTCATACTGCGTGAATCCGCTGTCTGCAGGCCAGTTTGAGACGGTTTTAACCATGCCATCATAGCGATACTCGACCAGTTGACCATTAACGCCTACCGCCTGTGATGTCCGACCATGTGCCATTGATACGCGACCGCTTCCGGCTACATCACCTACTACGGCTTCCCCTTTGTAGAGCTTACTTCCTAAAACGCGATATACAGCGTTCTGAGCGGTATTGTATTCAACGCCACGCGATACACCATTTACATCGTTGCGCTTCGCTATGCCCGGGAATGAGCGTAAATAACCCGATGAGTTGAGGACTTCTTTCGGTGTGGCCAACATGTTGATTGGTAGGTAATCAATGTAGTCGGCATTCTTGAAGTCCTTACCCATTCCCTTCATCATGGGGAGTTGTTGAATCGGCATTCTGCTCTCCGGGGAAATAATGCCATTCGTTCAGATTGGCGAAACTGTTTCCACTGCCAGTTGGCATACGTGACGGGTAAGGCGCTCGTTTAGCTCTGGCGATGGCGGTCTGCTTGTAGAGAAGTTCCTTCCCGTATTTAGCTGTAGCGATAATTTTCGCTGTGGCCTCAAGCGCATAATCCGGAGCGATTCTGCAGGCCAGATTGTGGAATACTGCGCTGACTGCGCTTGAGCGAAGACCGTGATCATCACCTTCAGCGGGAGGATTGTCATCATCTGAGAATACATAGCCGGTGATGATGCCCTTTCCGTCCTGATACCACTCAGCCATCATCGCTTCCAGATCATCAACGGCATCCTGCATAGACTGTGGCTCAACATCAGTGAGAGTTGCATCTGATGCTACACCAAGCTTACGCAGCGCCGCCCTGACCAGATCGCCTTTAGTCTTTATCTGCATCGCTTTCCGCCTTAGGCTTTGGTCCTGGCTTTTTGCGTTCTTTGGTTGCCGGCTCTTTCGGTCGCAGGCTTAGCAGGCGATTCAACACATCATCTGCCGTGTGGCCGTCCCATTCCTTGCCAAACTCAATTTCCGTGCCTTTAGGCAGATGTTCAATTTCACTCTCTGGGAGGTGGTATGTTACCGCGCCTTCTGGGGTGTCGATGCCAGCTAACACCCATCCATCCCATTGCTCGCCGTCATGATGCTGGAAGCTCCACCATGCGCTTTCGCGGAAGGCATTCATTAGCGTTGAAAACAGGCGCACTCGATGTGCATATAGTTCGTTAAAGGTGTGGTATCCATCAGACACTTCACCCATGTCTTTCTTGACCACGCCTGACTCGCCGATTGGTTCGTCATTGGTCTCCGGCACTAGATTTGGATGCTTAACCCAACCATCGGCAAGGTGATCTTCTACGTCGCCGTCATCGACAACTTTAACCTGAACTTCCTTGCCCCATACCTTCGTTCCACGACCCTGCTTATATAGCATTACACCCATGTGTCACCTCAAATAAAAAAGGGGCCGAAGCCCCTGTTAGTTACGCAGTCTGACCAGGCAGGCCAACACCGATTGCTTCCGGTCGTGTCGCGTTTACGCCGTACCACAGCGCAATACGGCACAGGCCGGACAGGGTGGAAATATCCCCCTGCGTAGCGAAGATACCGTTCAGGCCGACATCCGGGATGCTGAATGAGGTAGTTTTCATACCTGCAAAAAGCTCATGGTTGGCCGGAATCGGCTGAGACACAATACGGATGGCGTCATCAGCCCAGAACACGTTGGTACGGGCATCCTTAACGTTCAGGATGTTCACCGCCATTGCATCAGCCAGTGAGGTGTTAACGTTGGCGTAGGCGCGTTGCTCAGGAGACAGAGAAACATCATCCAACGCAACTGGCTTCGGCGTGATTTCAACGTGAGTAGCGTCAACAACACGGACTACGGAGAAAGTAGCGTCCTGCGCCAGTACGTTCTTAGCCATCTGACCAAGGAACTTCACGCCAGTAAACGAAATTTTGTCGCCGCGTTTCAGGCCGGTAGTTGCAGACAGGGTGACGGTAGCAAAACGGTTATCAACGTTAACTTTGTTGCCATCGTTATCCAGTTGCCATGCGACAGGCTTGAAGGACTGCGCACCGGATACAGTGATGCCAGTTGCAGTAGATTTGGTCAGCACAGGAAGTTTCGGAGAGCGCAGGACATCATCGAAGCCAGCAACCTGACGCTGGATAGTGCCATCGCGGTACGCTTCTTCAGGAATGCGCCCAAAGATATCGCGCTTAGTCAGGTCATAACCCGCCTTTTTGTAGTCCTGCGGGTTGAAGAAGTACGATGTCCCCATGTCGCGGTTAAGTTCGCGGGAGAACATCAGTTCTTCTGCATCGGCCACAAAGTTCCATGCGTCTGCGGTATTAGTGCCGATAGCATCCGGCGAAGTGATAACCAATGACCCCATCTCGGCGGCCATGTTTGCGACTTTCAACTCAACGTTGTTAGCCAGTTTGCGAGCTGCTGACTGGATGCGGTGACGATACGCAGTCTCGTCTCGCAAGTCATCTGCGCGTAACTGGAAGAAGTCGTTATCCGGCTCTCCCATGTTTACCGCGACGTTAAGCTCCAGTAACCCTGTCGCTTTATCAGTTAAATCCCAACCCTCCTGAGTGGGGGACTCCTGCTCTACAGGCATCCAGATGGTATTGCTGGAGCGCTGCATAGGAGCAGGTGGCGGGGTATATTTCTTGGCTTTCTGCGCCATTGGAGTGATTGCGGAGATGGTTTCAATAATCTCATCCACCGCCAGTGTAACAATTTGACCTTCGTTCAAAGCCATTATCGGATTCCTTTAAGTTTTGCCTTTAGCTTGCGGTAGGTTTCCACATCGCCCTTGCTCGCAGCTGCATCCATCTGTTTACGAATGGCATCTTTATTTGCTGCGCTGACATCACCGGTAATCGGCTGGTCAGCAGGGGGGGCGGAAGAGATTTGTTTACCGCGAGGCTTGAGAGTTAAGCGTTCGGATAGTCGAGTGAGTTCAATCAGCGCGGACTGCCCATCCATCGCCAGTAACTGGCGGGCTTTCTCCGGGTTTGCACCCAGGTGATACATGAGCGCGGCGGACTTCTCCGGGAACAGGCGCATAATGTCGGCTCCAACCGCAGGCGGAACCAGTTGCATAAATGCGTCTTCTTTCTCCTGATAGTCAGGGATATTGAGCTTTTCCGCCGCGTCATAGTGTTTGCGGGCAGCTTCGACGTATTGCGCTGATTGCTGGGTAAACTCCTGAGTCTTGCGGCCCTGTTCTGCTACGGCATTGCTGCGGGCGTCCTGCGCTTTCATTAGCCATTCGGTATTAGCAGCATTGAAAGCGGCAAGCGCACGGCTGTTGTCGTAGTCATATTTAGCCAGGCCTTCTTCTGACAGATAGGCATTAATATCCGGCTGAGGTGGAAGGTCAGGGTTTACCCGTAAACTCTCCGGCAATTCTCCGCGTTTAACTGCCTCCATCTGCTGCTCAAGCTCGCGCTGTCGTTTGCGCTCGATGCGGCGGCGGGCGAATTCTGCGTTCTTTGCCGGGTCTTGTTTTGGTGCTGTCTCATCGTCCTTCAGGACAATCTCAAAGCCCTCTTCCTGACCTGCATTGTCGTTGGCATTATCGACAACTAAGCTATCAGCAGATGCCGCTGCATGATCGCCGGACAGGGTTAAGTCTTCAGTTGCCTGAATTTCGGTGGTTGGTTCCATGATTAACTCTCTCTTATTGAGGTGTCTCGGCTACACTGCCGGAAGGTTGATTTTGTCTCTGCGATTGCAGGATATTGGCAATGTCCATTCGCTGCTTGTGCGTCTGTTCATTGCCTTTAAGGAGTAACTCAGCATTTGCGCGAGCGTCTTCGCTGCGGTCCTGCTGGAATGAAGCAACGGTTTTGAGGAACTCTCTAAACTCGGACTGTTTATTGAGATCCATGTTGTTGAATATTTCTGCGATTTTCGCAGCGTTAAGTTGGTTTTGAGCTTCGACTTTAGCCGCGTCGATTTGAAGAGATAGCGTCTGATTCTGCGCTTTAGCCAGTTCAGCCTGACCTTGCAACAGCACACCCTGCGCCTGAACCATTGCCGGGTCTTGCTGTCCTTGTTTGGCCTGCTGCGCTTCGACAAACCATTGCTGCTCTTCAGGTGTTTCCGGCTTCTTAACGCCCATCTGAATAAGCTGTTTATTGGCATAGTCACGCATCATCTCGACACCTTTACCATCAAGCAGGGTGAAGTACTGAAGCAACAGCAGTTGATATTCTGGCGTTCCCTGTGGCGTCTTGCCGAGCAACTCAAGAATTTCTGCACGGCTTTGCTGCTTCATGGACTGGAATGATGGTCCAACATCCGTGTAGCATTCATAGCGCCCCCTGATATCGTTCAGTACCTGCCGTTCACCAGTGGCAAGGTCAACAACCTCAGCCATTAGCTGAACCTCTTTTTCACTGCCATCCTCAAGGGTGATTGTCACGTTGCGAGGAACATCGTAGATGTCATTAACTATCGACTGGTAAATCTCACCGTCACGGCGCATAGCGGTAGCCAGATTATCCTGAAACACGTATGTCTCAAGGTCAGCGCGCATGTTTAGCTGGTTAACAGTGTCGTAGGCTACCTGCCCACCGTTTACCGCCTCTGCATCAACACCTAGCGTCGCGACCTCTTTCACTGCCGCGGTGGCTGCTTCCAGCATGTAGGCGTTGGCTTGCGGGACCTCCGGGTTTTCGTAATATGCCAGCGGCTGAGTTGGCATTTCTCCATTGTTCTCATCCGTGCGATTGAGCAGGTAATACGGGTAATCATCGTTACCGTCATACATATGCTCAAAGCCTGCAATCTGCTCAGGCCAGAAGAAAGGCTTCTTCTTCGGGGTGCGGGCCACGATGTCGGCGTTGAACGACATAATCATGTTGCGTAGACGCTGACCGTCTTTTGTCAGGCGGACGACGCCCTCATACACCTCTTTATCTTCAACGAAGCCCCACTCTCCGAATACCGGAACAATTGGGATATGTTCGCCAGCAATGAGCTGCTTGTCTTTGAGTACAGCGGTGCAGGTGATAATCGATTTGTATACCCGGCGACGCTTAATCTGGCGCTCTGCAATTTTGATAAATCCACTATCAGCCAGGTCGTCGATGACGTCTTTAATGTCGCGCTTAAAGTAGCTTACCGGCTCACCCGTAACCGGGTCTTGGTAGATAAACGCCGTCTCTTTCTTCTCGACCACTTCGTAAAACTCAGCGATCTGAATTGTGTCCTGCGTCAGCCATGGAAATACCCAATCGTTGGGGTTCTGGAATGATGGAATATCATCAGCATCGAGGTCGTATTTTTCTGCGAAATCCTCCCAACCATTCTGGCTCATTGAGTGGATAACTGTGCAGTGACGGGCGTCAGACTTGTCCATCAGTTTGCTGTTGCTGTCCCAGATAACATGGGAGCAGGCACTATGGATAGGCTCTCGACGGATAACCTGATTGTTGCTCGTTGGACTTTGGTCTTCGTAGTCAGTGACCAGACGCCACGCACCCACTCCTGCTTCAATCTGCTCACGAACGGCTATGTTGACAGCAATTTTCGCCGTATTGTGCCGCATGTCGGTGCGATACATGCCCATCAGCACATCAGCAGCGTCAGGGCTTGCTCCATCCTTTGGACGATACAGAACATCAATAGGGTTCTGACGCATCTCAGAAACGAGTTTGCGCACCACTGGTCGTACAACATCGAACTGCCCGCGATACTGCAGGGTTGTGTATTGTGATAGCCAGTCATCCCACTGAGATACACGGGAGAAGAAGAGATCATTCTTGGCCTCCCTTCTGGCTTCATCGCTGGCTGTCCAGTCCGCATCAAAGCGCGACAGGATGCTCTCCAGCCTGTTTTCATTGTCGGCCATTATCGTCCTCTGCGTACTGGTCTAATCGGTGCGGGGATTTTCTTTTCTTTCGGCTTTCTGATATCGCGCATCATCCTGGCGAAGCGGCGCATCATGTAGCCGTAGCGAGTAGCATCGAGCACATCATCGTTGGTCTTGACAATCTTGCCGTTCTCATCGCGATGATATAGGCGGAACTCTTCAAAAAATGGTTCGCATGTGTTGAATACTTTGAATCTTCCTTCAAGCATCAGGTCACGAAGTTCACTAATGCCTGACTCTACTGAGTTACCGCCATCCGGGAACGTTGCGTGTTCGGGAAGCATAGAGAACCCGGCGTCCGCATATTGGGTTTTAAGTTGCTCACCACCGCCCTTTTCGTGTTGGTGACCGTCATGAGGCCACGCGACAGGTATTTTGTTAGCCCACGACTTAACAGCACCCCATGCCTGAACGGCAGTGTTCTCTGA